AACCCATTCACCTGTAGATTTATTAATAACTATCCAACCACCAAAGGGTTTCTTTCTAGACTCGGCATACATATAGCCTTGTGTTAGGTAGCCAAACAAATCATCCTGTGCCACTGCATGGAAGCCACCATTCTCTCCAAACTTATTAACGAATGACCATGGCGATGCACTTTTAATATCCCATACTTTATCTTCAATCTCTACATCAAGTGTACCGTTGACTGTAACTGCATCTAACTTATACTCTGTCTTAGTCTGCTCTGATTGTATCACTACACCTGATGCCTTCATAATAATCATTGCCGCCTGTTCTATAAGATCTCCAAATAGATTTCTCATCTTAACATTATAAGGTTGCGACTCACCCTTAATGCCTTTCTTCTCCATCTGCAATTGACACAGAGGTCGTCCGATGCTTGATGCCCTAAGACCAAACTCTTTTTTTCTTTGGTCAGTGAATTGCTTACGAAAGGATTCCTTACAAGCGTCACCAAACTGGTCTATCAATTCATCGGATACCTCAACTGCATCTTTATTAGCAGCCTCCAAAAACACCCTTACTTTTTCTAGGATGTCTGAACTCATGAAGCTAACATCTGTGCTGGATCACCTTCTAAATCATCCACTACATCAATTATCTTTGCATCATCTTTAACTGGGCTAGTCTTCTTAGCACTACGCCAAAGCTCTACTACTTCTTCGTTCTCAGTGTTGATAACATCTTGAAAAGATAAGAGAATCTCTTTCTCTTTATCACTGAAAGAAACTTCCTCTGGATTAACAGATATATTTGATACATAGAATACATTACTTCCTGCTTTCTTTTTCATAGTTTTTAGTTCAAGCGTATGATTAAACATTACTTTACCTCTGCGTCTAAGACTTTCTATAGCCTCACCTACAGGTTTAAAGTTACTGCCTGTTACTTTCCATAACACAGGTAATTCTTTTACCTCTGTCTCTTCTCCGCCTGGAAGTACTCCAGTAAAAGAAACTAATCCATACACTAAGCGGTAACACTTGATGGCTTTCTGTCTGGTTCTTTCTTCTTCAGAAACATTAGCAAGTTCTTTTGCTGGAACCTTACCACATCTAGTACCACCTTGTATATCTATAGCCTCATCTTTCCAAGACTTAAAGATTATACTTCTGTTACTATACTCATTCTTTTCTGCATCATACTTCATGTACTGATATGCATTCATGAATGGCCTAAAGGTTACAGGCTTTCCGTAAGCCATGCTATCTAGTTCAGGAACATACACACCGTATGATCCTACGGGTACTTCCGCACCATCGTCATTCTCTGGAAATCTATTTATTGCTAGCTTCGGTAAGAAGTTACCAGTAGATGATTTCTCTTGTCCAATCATAGACATGATCTGATCTTGTGTTAGACCGTCTATATTTGCTACTTCATTGTTAGACATTTATTGTCCTCCTTGTTTGTTATTAAAATTCTTATACACTATTTTTTACAAAATGTCAATACATATGTTGCCATATTATAAATAATATTATTGCTATCATTACTATTGTGTTGAAAATATACTCTAATGAGTTCATAGAGATGTGCCTTTCTGTTGGATTATTTCCTGCATTTCCAACCAATTATACCCTATCTTAGTTTCCGTGTCAAGTGGAACATTGAAGTCCAAATCATAATAAATTTTAAGGGAATCTATAACATTAAGAGTCGCTAAATCTAATAAATCTGCCATAATTTTATCCTCTCCTGGATATATATCTGCAACTATAGAATCATGTACTGTGTTTATTAGTAGACTCTTTACTTTATTTTCTTCCATTAGATTATAGGCATTGATACAAGCAATAGGAACTATATCTGCAGTAGCAAAGCCTTGCACTGGATAGTTCTTTATCTGTGTAGAATAACTAGAACCTCCCCATGCCATACGTTGGGCATAAGGAAATGAATACTCTCTACCTGAAGGAGTTTTAATCTTCTTATATTGTATAGCATTACTCTGTAATGTTTCATGCCACTTAGCTACATCTTTATACTTATCTAAGAATGCTTTATAGTATCTCTTCTCATCCTCTGTACCAGACATGCCTCCGTATAAAGGTTTAAATGTATGTGCCTTTGCATCCTGTCTAGATACTCCTATAGTATCTGCAGTAAACTGATGCACATCTACACCATCTGCTATATCTTTCATACCCTGTTTATCTTGGGCTAAAAATACAGCAGTCCTAAACTCTAGCTGTGAAAAATCTATCTCCATTATCTTGCCATCTTTAAATCTAGAAGTAATTACTTTACGGATAGGAAAAGTATTTCCTCGTGGTTGATTCTGAAAGTTAGGATCACGACTTGATAGTCTGCCTGTTGCTGTAACACATTGCATAAACTTAGGATGCAGTATGCTATCTTCATTTACATGATCTCTCATGCCATTAACAAATGTATTAAGATAAGTATCTATAGCATTGTACCTTATGATAAGATCTACAAACTCTTTTAAATCTCCTGTTGCTCGTAAGGATATTCTCTTAAGAGTTTCTCTATCTGTCTTGAAGCCACCATCTGCTACATCAGATACACCAACAGGTACCTGTGAAAATCCTGCTATCTTATTCAGTTCAGAGTAAACTAATCCTGTGCCCTGACACACATCACACTTAGAAAGATTCTTGTAGATGTCGCCATTAACTTTAACTCTCTGTATAGTACCATCACCAGTACAGGTATCACATTGATTGGATATAGTTTTTTTTATACTGTTAGTATTAAACATCACTGCGTCTTTAAACTTTGCCTTAGAAAATACAGGACGTTTCTTTTTTCTTTTAGTATTCTTATCTATGCCTATATTAAATAGCTCTGACCATTTCTTCTTATCTGTTACCTTTCTAGAATATATAAGCCAAGATAATTGCTCACCACTTCCAGGATTTATAGGGGTATCTCCCATCTGTTCCCAAATAATATTCTTAATTCGTTGGGCAATAGTTCCAAACTCTTCTTTAAATTCTTTCTCTACTGCATCAAGTCCAGGCACATCTATGTGTATACCATTTCTCTCCATAGTTCCAAGCACAGGTAAAAATTCATTCATCATCTTAACAGACTTGAGTAAAACTTTATTGTCTCCCTTCTTAAAATCAGACATCTGCGAATCAAACAATGCTCTAGTAGATACTACATCCTGTCTACCATACTCTTCTATAATATCTATAGGTATATTCTCAAAAGAAATTTTTTGTTTCATGTAATCATCTACAGCATCAGACTTCTGTGCTATACTTCTTCGTTTGCATATCTCTTTTAATGACAATGGCTTACGCAATCCTCTAAGCAATACATACTCACCTATCATGGTATCATACAGCCTACCTTTATACTTGAAGCCAGACTCTAACAGCCAGACCAAATCAAACTTAACGTTGTGTCCTACCAACAAGGTTGTCTTGTCTAGTGTTTCTTGTAAGTCTTTGTGATTCTTTTGTACATCAAACTCACTGTCTCTGTGATAAAAAAAATAGTAGTCATCATTAGCACCAACACTAACTAACTTATTGTGTGGATTAAATGGTAACGGATCTGTCTTACCGTTGTGATCAACGAAACTTGTCTCTACATCTAAAACTGTAATCATACTCTGTACCTCGATAGTTGTGGTTCAATATTACAAGTGATCTCTCCGTGATAACCTGATATCTTATTCTTACTTATACACAATACTCGTGTAGTGTCAAGTGAATCAAGACTACCATGCTTACCTATACCTATGATCAAGTCTGCCTCTGCAGCTTTACCTGTCTTAGAGTTCTCCATCATATCAAATGATATACTTGTCTTACCATGTGCGTCTGCTGATGCTTGTGATATAGCTATGACACAACAGTCATGCCTCTTTGCTATCTCTCTTGCACCTGTGTACACAGCCCGTAACTTCTCATCTGTGCGTGAAAAATTACCAAGAACATTTACCTTATCTAACTGATCAATAATAAGTATGTCTGGCTTATGTTGCTCGCAATGATTGTTAACATCATCAATAGTCCAATCAACAGTATCCATAAGTTTAACATTATCTTTTATATCCTTCCATTTATCTTTTGCTAATTCCATGTTGTCTACTATCTCATCTTTAGTCATGCCTGTGTGGGCATTAATGATTCGCATCTGTGTTCTTATAGCAGGCTCTTCATTGATGAGTGCGTGTACCTTTGCACCCTGTGCGGCAAATCCCTGTATGCCACCGACAAGGTTAACCCAGAAGGCAGTCTTGCCTGACTCTGGTCTAGCAAATAGTATCACTAAGTTACCTGCACCTATGCCTGGAACTTGCTCATGTAAACTTGGAAGATTAAATTGAAACTTTGTTTGTATCTCCAGACTATCCATTAGCTCTACTATATCATCCGTCACTGCTTCTTCCTCTTGTACTTCCTCTTGTGTCCCATCAA